TCCACCGCCACCAAGCCATTTGCCGAGAGTTAATCTCAAAGCCGTAGAGCTTCTTAATATCCTTGTGCCACTCTTTCTCTTCCCCTGTTAACTTGCCATCCCAGTACACCTTGTAGATGTTGGAGTCGGCAGGAACAGAGTAGTACTCATTACGCCACCAGCCACAGAAGATGGCACGTTGTGTCTTTGCTCGCTTGGCAGTCTTATACATGTCGTGGAACATGTTGAAGCCTTGAGCCGTACTCTCAAACATGTACAGCCGTTCTGAGTTCTTTTCAGCAAGAGAAGCTATCAGGGAGGCAAGACCTTCTTCGTTACCCCACGATGCTGTCTCAGTCCCGTGTAGGTAAGTGATAGCTTTGCCCTGCCCCAGACGAGACTTATTTCCCGCAATTTGGTAGAAGAGCCTCGACCTGTTCTTGAGAACCATCTGGTTTCTATTGTGGGCAACAAGTGGAATCTTGTATTCCTTGGGCAACCCTTCCATATACATAGCGAGAGTAGAGCGGAACATGTCCCTGTTCTCTTCTGTATCCGCAACCAACGTGCCTTGCCAGCCAGGATGTGTGAACTGCCAGTAGAGGTCAAGAGCCAAGGAAATAGTGGTGATACCAAGTTGCCTACCTTTAAGGATGACAAAGAAGTGGATGTCGTTGTCTAGTCCCTTTTGTATCTCTTCCATGACATAAGTCTGAGTCCCCAGCAGGTTACCCATCTTCTTCAAGCCCTCTTCTTTTGTCTCAATCTTGAGTTCAGAACAGAACTTGTAAAACTTCTTCAGGTCAAAGTTCATCTAGATTCCAGTGAATGATGTCGCCAGCAATACGCTTGTTCTTGGCACACGCTATCAATTCCTTGTAATGTGTGGGCGAATACTTCTCTTTCCATTCCGCAGCCAGCGCAATCTTCTGCTTCTTGTTAGTGCAGGACAAGGCTCTGAACATCTCTCGCTGAAACCGAATACGACTCTCCCGTAATGCCATCCTCGTATCCAGCCCTATATCCATACTCCACAGCCTTCTCAACACTTATAGCCATCATGACCATCATCTGCTCCGTACGGGCAAGTCTGGTCAACAGGTCTGCATACGCATCCCGTAACTCATCCTCACCCATCCAAAAAGATTCATCCATTTAAGACGTTCTCCACACCCTTACCTGCTCACCCTCTGTCTTTGCAGTAAACACCCTGCCTAACCGCTTACCAGCCCTGTAATTGGCATTCAACACCTTAGCCCTTGCCTCTAGCGGTACACAGAAGCTATCCCCAACATCCATCTCCTCATACGGGTAGGCATACACCACACGAGGTTTAGGCATCTGTATTCCACTCTCCAGCACTAACTCTGTAATCATATTAACCCCTCTACTGATAACTCCATAGTATAGAGAAAAAAAAGGTTAGTCAAGGAGTAACCCTCGACCAACCTAACAGAGACAACTGCAACTCCACTTTACCAAAAAACTAATTTTGAAAAAATGTAAATTTTTTTATGGGGGGCGACAAGTGGGGTGCACGCCTTTTCAGACCCCAAGACCCATTCACTCAGCCAAAAGCTACGCACCACGCTAACGCAAAGCATAGAACAACCCCTACCCAGTTTTTGAAGTCATGACTAGGGAAGGGTAAGGGGAACCACTACACGGGGGAGAGCGGGATGGGCTAACCCCCAATCGTTTCCTATCGACTACCATGTTTTGATATAGATAACCTATTATATAAACACACATAGTTATCTTCTATTAACCTAGAGTATAACATAGTCTAACCCTAGACTACAACACCAGTGGTATGAACAAAAGTAGTCATTGAATAAACCTAACAATACCTGGCTGCTGATAGAAATAAATGTAGAAAAAGACTATTGACACTCTCTTGACTAGTCTTATAATTAACTCACTGACTAACGAAGTCAGCAACAAACAGAAGGTAAGTTACCATGAAATATCAACCATCAATCAACATTTGGAATGTAGTTCCTGCTTCACGCATTAAAGACTTACAAGCGGGTCAATGGGTCTATGCAGGAGACAGAGCAGACAAAGGGATATTCTTAGGTGTAAAACCATCAGGCACTATTGTTTGTGCTTGGTATCGCAACGCTAAGAACTCCAAAGACTTTAAGGGCTATGTTAAGACCTTGCGACAATACGCTAAGGGTTAAGTGACACCTACAAGCTCACTAGGTGGGCTTGTGGATTGTCATTCTGTTGTAGAATGCTAATCATCTCATCAACTAATCAGGAGCTAGTAGCTATGGAATTCTCAGAACATGGATTCATCACAAAGGTCGAGAATGTATTTCCTGACCTTCACCTCATCCACTTAAAAGATGGTCGTGTGGTTGGTATCAATTCAGAGTGCATCGTTCTCTATGCAAGCGAGGAAGCATTTTACGAATGCGCTACCAACGAACTCCCAACCATTGACCTCATGGGAGGCAAGTAATGAGCTACAAAACAGAATTCCCAGACTTTGACTATGAAATAACCCTCCCAGAGGGTTGGGTAGATACCTCTTGGCATAACGATGTCAGCCCAAGCATAGAGAAACAAATTGGCGACATCAAACTCAAGATTTGGTGCGACTACCAAGACCCCGACAAAAGGGAAGTCGGTGGCAAACAATTCACAGTTGCAACCTACGATTCCAACGAATTTGAAGAGTTGCAAGACCTTGCCTCATTCGACACTTTCGCAGATGCCCTCACCTTTTGCCAATCAATCAAGGAATAAACCATGAGCGACACTACATACAATGGATGGTCAAACTATGCAACTTGGCGCATCAATTTAGAGATATTCGATGGGTTTGACCCCTCCGACTATTACAGTTCATTTGACCCCACAGATGTGCATGAACTAGCAGACAGTCTCCAACAATATGCGGAGGAGGTTATTTTTGAGTGTGGTTACGATGAGCGCAGACCCTCTAACCTCATGGAAGACTATGCACGGGCATTCTTGCAAGAAGTCAATTGGTACGAAATAGCCCAACACCTCATTGAAGACCACATAGCCGAAAACCAAGAATAACCCAACTGATAACCTCTTGCGGGGGGTTATCGGGTGTGTTATCCGACATGCTGCAACAACCTGGAGGTCTGTGACCATGAAAATTTACACCAATGACGATGTGCATCTCATCGCAGAGAACGCACTCAATGCCGCCATTTTGTCCATTCAAGACGAATTAGGGCAAACAGATGGAGGCGTGGCGGGTATCTACTTCTCAGGGGACAAAGAAGAACAAATATTGTCCCTTTTAAAGTCTTACATCCAAACAGAAATCATGTTCAAGGAGTAAGCCCCATGAAAATCAAACCCATAAAAGTAGCTCATCACCGCAATGGAGTGAGCGGAATGCCTTTTGATTGTGTCCTTTTTGACAAAGAAGAGGATGGCAAAACAACGCACATGCTTGCGGTTAGATTCCCCGATGATGAGGGGGAGGGTTATCAAAACCCCCGCATAGCTGTTTTTGATGTTGCCCTCTTGTATGAGTCTGTGATTGAGTTCGGGGAGAACTCTTTCAGAGGTGACCATTTTGTAGATGACATCGACAAAGCCATCAAAGCCCACTATGAGGAGCTTGCCCCATGATAGATACGCACTGGCTGCAAAGCCCCAAACCCGTAGAAATTAACTTCAATGACGTTACAGGGGCGCTGTTTAACCTCTACGACATTAAAGAATCCCTGTCTGACAAGGTGAAAAACAAGCCCCTAGAGGGTGATTGTTTAGGCTTTACCCTTGGTCAAACCTTGGACTCTGTGATTGAGTTCTTGGAACAGTTAGAGAAAAAATGCACAGAGGTGTCCCATGATTAAGTTCAAGCCTGAGTCCCTGAACGACACTACCCGCAAATTCCCCCGCACCTTACAAGAGGCTTTCCCATCTGCCCCAGAATGGCAGGAAAAGCCCCCCTTGCATGACAAGGTGCTGGCCTATATTGCCATGTTCGTGGCAGGGTATTTGACAGCCCTTTTGGTTTTCAGTTAATATCTGCCCCGTTGTCGTCGAAGTCAACACTATGAAGCCGTTTACACATGCCTCGCCCCGTTTAGGGGAACTTCGACGGGGCAGTTGTAAGCGGCTTTTTTATTGGGTCTTCGGCTATACACGGGGGCATCACCCACCCCTTGTAAATGTTGATGCGACAGACTCAGATAAGCGTGACGAACTGGCCTTGTGTCTCCTGAATGAGCATTTCTCGGGGCAGCGACAAGTCGGGTTTGACAAGAGGTTAATCGCCCCTTTGTTGAATAGTCTAGATAAACGAGAGCATCTATCCCCTGTGGACAACACAGTGGATAACTTACCCACAGGCACTCCCTCGGGTGGCCCTTCTACGTCTAATGTTTTAAATTTACAAAGGGAATACGGGAACCATGACAAGAGAACAAGCAAACAGACTGCTAGATGAGGTCAGGTGCGGTAAGCCCCATCCTGACAGACATGTTGACCTAGCCCTACTCACAACTGGAGACTTACATGGAAAACTTTATCATTTGGATACTTACCTTCACCACAGGTTTGGTGGTGGGTATAGCCCCACTAGCCCTGATGCTGTACCTGAAAATTAAGAAGGAGAACCCCCAGTGATTGCATTAATTGGTCATGGTTACATTGGCAAATACATTCAAAAAGAGTTAAAGCTTCAGAATATTCATCATGAATGGATAACGCATAGACAGGCTGTTCCTGCCAACACGACAGCAATCATCAATGCCGCAGGGTACACAGGTTTCCCAAATGTTGATGCTTGTGAAAAATACAAACAAGAAACCATCGATGGGAATGTATTGTTTCCACTGCAACTAGAGCAAACAAACCTTGCAACTCCTATTGTTCACATCACAAGTGGATGCGTATACACAGGCTACAAAGACAATGGATGGACTGAAGAAGATACCCCTAATTTTGATTTTAGCAACGGGTCTTTTTACAGCGGGTCAAAAGCTTTGTTCCAAAAATTGATGACTCCTTACCTTGATAAATCGTATTTGTTAAGAATCCGTATGCCGTTTAGCTACATGCCAGAACAAAAAAACATCCTCACAAAATTGTCAAGCTATCAAAAATTGATTGACTATGAAAATTCATTCAGTGATGTGACTGATGTGGCTAGGGTTGCTGTCCATTTTGCATTGAACAAACCGACTGGTGGAATTTACAACGTCTGCAACCCAGGTTCAGTTACCACAAAACAAGTTGCTAATAAACTCAAATTAGACAAAGAGTGGTTTACAGAAAATGAATTTAAGGAGGCAACTATTGCGCCAAGGTCAAATTGCGTTATGAATGTTGAAAAGCTATCTGCAATTTTCCCGATAAAACACATCGATGATGCGCTAGATGCAGCTATCGGCAAATATGTGATGTCAAGCCACACTTAAGGAGAACCCATGACACAAGATGAAATCATTGAGATGGCAATAGAAAACACCATCAATGGGTTAAATTTCAATCAAGAAGGGCTTGTACGCTTTGCCCACCTTGTAGCTGACAAAGCAACAGAAGAAGCAAATGCAAAAGCCAACGCAGCATGGGGACTGATGTGCAAGAAGATGGTTGCCATTGAAAGAGAAGCCTGTGCAAAGGTGGTTGATGACATTGAATTACGGTGCATTGCAAAAGATGTTGATGACCCGCCATTGAAGCACGTTGCCGCCGCTATCAGAGCCAGAGGAGAACAAGCATGACAAAATAAACACTTGACATCATCTAACTAACTGTGCTTATAATCTAATCCCAATCATTTGAAAGGTTCGTGACCATGACAAAGTTATGCATAAACTGTATCCACATCCTCAACTCTGAGGTTTTACCTGATGACCAAGAGTACGCTAGATGCGGCTTTGACAGGCCTATAAGCCTCGTTACAGGCCTTCTACGCACCATCCCTGAACTACCCTACTGCTCCACCGAAAGACTACCCTCTAGCCGCTGCAAACCCGCAGGGGAAAAGTGGGTTGCCGCTGACGATGTGATGACAGCAGAAGAAGAAGAACTTATGAAGGGGATGCCAAATGTCTGACTTCTCCCCAGAAACAAGAAACTCTGCGATATGGAGCGGAGACTCCCGCAAGGTAGCCAACGGCAAAGCTAACGAAGTCATCCTGACCAAGCTTGGCAAGATGGAAATCCCTGACCTGTCTGCCGTAGAAGCTGTCCAGATGGGACATGTGATGGAGCCAGTTATAGGCAGACTCGCCCAAGCTGAACTCAAGACAGAGCTAACCAAGATTGATGACGCTCTGACCCACCCTAAACATAGCTGGCTACGTAGCCATTTTGACTTTGCAGGGAAACTAGGTGGAAAAACAATACTTGTCGAAGCTAAAAACTACAACGCTGGTGTGCGTAATAAGTTTGATGTGTCTGGTATCGCACCCTCTGCGGATGTTGCACAACTGGTACACGAAGCTGCTGTATTCGGTGTCGATATGGTTTATCTCGCCGTTCTATTCGGAGGTCAAGAGTTCGTCCTCATTCCGTTTCACATTACAGAGACACAAAAGGAAGACCTTATACGCCAGATGGCTTCAATCTGGGGTCATGTCCAAGCAGGAACCACGCTACCACCAGAAGACCTAGAACAGGTCAAACTCCTGTACCCACAGGAAGCTACAGGAAGCCTTAAAACAGCCTCTGCAAGCGTTGAACAAGCCTGTCTAGCCCTGAGTCAGGTCAAAGCAAATATCAAGGCTCTAGAGGCTCAGGAAGAGCAGCTACAAACCTTGGTAGCTGGCTATATGGGGGACTCCTCCACCCTGTCCAGCATAGATGGTCAAGTACTGGCTACGTGGAAGAACGCTAAATCATCCGCAAGGTTTGATTCCAAGCTATTCCAGTCTGCCATGCCAGACATCTATAACCAGTTTGTCAGGGATATCCCTGGTAGCAGACGCTTTTTACTTAAGTGAGGTTCACATGTTATTCACAGAGAAACAACAGCAACGAGTTACTTTGCTAGAAGCAGAGATTAAACAATTGTCTAATAAATACAACACTTTACAGACACAAGTAGATGCTCTTCTAAAGCTCTCCTACGCAAAATATGGAATCAAGCGAGATGGCACACCTAAAGCCAAGCCAGGCAGAAGGAACAAGGTGGTTGCATGAAAGCCTATCCCTACATGCACAAACACCCTACAAGTGGTCAAACAACCATCTCTGAGGGTATGGATTTACGGGATTACTTTGCTGGTATTGCCATGCAAACACTCATCGCTAGACAACGCACCATCCTCGCTGATGATGTCAAAGAGTCTTATGTGATTGCAGATTTAATGATTCAACAACGTAACTACAAGGAGGTTCCAGATGAACATAATCCCGCTGAATGACATCCAAGCTATGGCAGAGGTTGCTGCCACCAGCAAGATGTTCGGGTTTAAAAACCCACAAGAAGCTATGGCAATCATGTTGCTATGCCAAGCAGAAGGTCTACACCCTGCTATCGCTATGCGTGATTACCACGTAATTCAGAATCGTCCTGCATTAAAAGCTGACGCTATGCTTGCTCGCTTTCAACAAGCGGGTGGAACTGTTGTTTGGAAGGAATACACAGATGAAAAGGTTACAGGGCTATTCACGCACCCGCAGGGCGGCTCTCTCGAACTTAGCTGGACTCTGGCACAAGCGAAGTCCATTGGAATCGCTAACAAGGATAACTGGAAGAACTACCCAAGAGCGATGCTCCGTGCGAGGGTCATTAGCGAAGGAATACGAAGTGTTTTCCCAGGTTGCGTGGTGGGTGTCTACACCCCAGAAGAAGTACAGGATTTCAACCCTCCTCCAGAACAGAAGGTCAAGCATATGGGCACTGTGGAGCGGGTGGAGGATGTACCAGAGGATGTTCTACAAGAGGACGATGGGGCGTTTGCGCTTCACGTACCGAATTCAGACAAACCTTACAAACGATACGAAACGCCTGAAGATTGGATAGATGGCTATGCCAGCATGGTTAACAGAATTGTCTCCAGCCAAAAGTTCTCTCTGGAGGAAAAGACAAGCAAGCTTGAAGCCCTCTCAACATGCAATACAGGTGTTACAGAAAACTTCAGCAGCTTCAACAAAATCAAACTCAAAGCAGCCATCGTCACCGCTGGAGGACAAAGCTCCCCAAAGCCAGACATGTCCCAACAACCTCCAGATACGGGACTCAGCGAATGAACGTCTTGAATCACTTGAGGGACATAGGGAGCCTGACACCACTGGAGGCATTAAATGAATATGGTTGTTTCAGGCTTGCAGCACATATCGAATCTCTGCGGAAAGACGGACACAGAATCTTTACGGAGATGGTTAACCAAGGCGGGAAGAAGTTTGCCAAGTACACACTTACACGAAAGGATTGAAATGGCAACAGGAAATGCACACAAGGAGATGCCTGGTTCAGGTGTCATGTACTGGGAAGAAGAAGAGATGCGTAAGTCTCCTAAAGGCCCAGACTACAAAGGGTTTGTTGTTCTAGAGATGGACTACAAAGCAGGTGAGAAGTTGAAGATTGCAGCGTGGCAAAAGCCAACCAGCCGAGGGCACAACTTGCTTGCTTTGAAAGAAGATA